AAAAAACTAAGATGATAATTGTATCAACACCTCATGGTATGAATATGTTTTATAAACTATGGGTAGACGCTCAAAATAAAAATAATAATTATATACCTATAGAAGTACATTGGTCTGAAGTACCTGGTAGAGATGAAAAATGGAAAGCAGAAACAATACGAAATACATCTGCCGAACAGTTTCAACAAGAGTTTGAATGTGATTTTTTAGGTTCTGTTGATACTTTAATATCACCAACTAAAATTAAAGCAATGCCACACACATTACCTATAGAATCAAAAGGTGGATTAGATATGTATGAGAAACCTGATAAAAGTAAAACATATGTATGTACTGTTGATGTTGCAAGAGGTACAACTAAAGACTATTCAGCATTTATTATTTTTGATTGTTCAACAGTACCTTATCGTGTTGTTGCAAAATATAGAAATAATGAGGTAAAACCTTTTGTCTTTCCTAATATAATTCAACAAGTATGTAATGCATATAATAAAGCACATGTATTGGTAGAAGTAAATGATTTGGGGCAACAGATATCAGACACATTACAATTTGAATGTGAATATGAAAATCTATTAATGACAACTCAAAGAGGTCGTGCTGGTCAAGTATTAGGTTCTGGTTTTTCTGGTAGAGGGTCATCTCTTGGTGTTAGAATGACAAAATCTATTAAGAAACTAGGATGTTCTAATATTAAGACATTGATAGAATCAGATAAAGTTATTATAAACGATTTTAACATAATAGAAGAAATGTCCACATTCTCAAAAAGAGGTACATCGTGGCAGGCAGAAGACGGAAGTAATGATGATTTAATGATGTGTTTAGTTATATTTGGTTGGTTGTCGAATCAAGAGTATTTTAAAGAATTGACTGATTCAAATATCAGAAATCAACTATATGTTGAACAACAAAATTTAATAGAACAAGATATGGCACCTTTTGGTTTTGTAGATGATGGTATTGAAAGACCTGGTGAAGAAACGGAAGTAGACATGTATGGTACTGTTTGGCACCCTGTAACTCGTAAGGGCGAATAACTAGACTTTACTAGTATTATAAATAGAAGCAGTGAAATTTTTTATTTATGGAGTATGAATAATACAATTATGGTCACTAATTTAATATTAAATTACGGAGAATAACCTTATGGCATTTCAAGTATCACCTGGTGTTCTCGTACAAGAGAGAGATTTAACTAGGATTATTCCTGCTGTTTCTACCTCTATTGGTGCTGTTGCTGGCGAATTTCGCCAAGGACCACTAGATGAAATAGTAAGTATAACTAGTGAAAATGATTTAGTAGAAACTTTCGGCGAACCAGATTCTTCAAACTTTGAAGATTTTTTTACAGCTGCTAACTTTTTACAATACTCTAACTCATTAAGAGTAGTACGAGCTCAACAAACTAATTTGGTGAACGCTTCTACATCAGGAAGTGGAATACAAATTAGGAATACTCAACACTATCAGGATAACTTTGCTGATGGTTCTGGCGTTGTCGGAACTTTTGCGGCTAGAACTGCTGGTGCTTGGGGAAACAATTTAAAGGTGTCCACATGTCCAAGTGCAACTGCTTATGAAGAAGAAGGCGCAACTACAGTCAATGACGCTTCAACATCTGTTGGAGATACTGTTGTAACTGTAACTGACGGAACACAACTTAATGTTGGCGATATTATTTCTTTTTCAACAACGGCTGCAACTAATGACTATGATGATGGACATCAATATAGAATCACAGGAATTTCTACTCACGATTTAACAATCGTACAAAAAGATAGTGGAAGTGGTGGTCTATTAACAACCTTAACAAATGGCGGAAATGTAAGAAGAAGATGGAGATTTTACGATTCAGTAGGAGCTGCTCCTGGAACTTCGGCTTTTGTTTCTGACCGTTCAGGTTCAAATGATGAAATACATGTTGTCGTTGTAGATGAAGATGGCGGAATTACAGGAGTACCTGGTTCAGTATTAGAAACTTTTGAAAAGTTATCTAAGGCTGCTGACGCTAAAACACCTCAAGGCGACACAAACTACTATCCAGATGTAATATATAATAAGTCTCAACAGATTTATTGGATGGACCACAATACTTCAGGAAGTAATTGGGGTTCAAATGCTACTGGAACAACATTTACTGCTGTAGATACACCTACATTAGAATCACTATCTGGTGGTGCTGATGGTTCGGCTTCAACAGTAGGACAAAAGAAAACTGCTTATGAAAAATTTCAAGATTCAGATACAGTAGATGTATCTTTAATTATGGCAGGTTCAGGTAGCGGCACTCATGTTGATAACCTAGTAACTATTACTGAAATTAGAAAGGACGCTGTATTATTTGCAAGTCCTGAAAGAGCAGATGTAGTAAATGTGGCAAACTCAAACACACAAAAAGATAATGTAATATCATTCTTTGATTCTAGAAGCTCTTCTAGTTATTGTGTATTTGATAGTGGATACAAATATATGTACGATAGATATAATGATGTATTTAGATTCGTTCCTTTGAACGGAGATATTGCTGGTTTAGCTGCAAGAACTGACCTAACGGCAGATTCTTGGTTCTCACCTGCTGGTTTCAACAGAGGGAACATAAGAGGTGCAATAAAACTTGCTTTTAATCCTAACAAATCTCAAAGAGATGAATTGTACATGAAAAGAATAAATCCTGTTTGTACTTTCCCAGGACAAGGAACTGTTCTGTTTGGAGATAAAACAGCATTAACATCACCAAGTGCTTTTGATAGAATCAATGTAAGAAGACTATTCATTACATTAGAAAAGGCGATATCAACTGCTTCTAAATTTCAACTCTTTGAATTTAATGATGAATTTACAAGAGCTAACTTTAGAGCAATTGTTGAACCATTCCTAAGAGAAGTACAAGGGCGTAGGGGTATTACAGACTTCTTAGTAGTTTGTGATAATACAAATAACACAGGCGATGTTATTGATAGAAACGAATTTGTGGCAGAAATATTTGTCAAACCTAATCGTTCAATCAATTTCATTAAACTTCAATTTGTTGCAACTAGAACAGGCGTAGCATTTGAAGAAGTCGCTGGATAATAGAGGAGAAATAAGATATGGCAAATATTAACGATTTCAAAGCTAAACTATCTGGCGGTGGTGCAAGACCTAATCAGTTTAAGGTAGTAATGCCTTTTCCTGGTTACGCTCAAGTAGGTGGTGAGATAGAAGACCTGGCATTTCTATGTACAGCAACATCTTTACCTGCTATGGAAGTAGGAACTTTTACTGTTCCATTTCGTGGTAGACAAATAAAAATTGCTGGCGATAGAACTATAGCTGCATGGTCAATTACTGTATTGAATGATACAGACTTTAAATTGAGAAATGCATTTGAAAGATGGCAAAATGGTATACAAAATATGTCTGATTCTGAAGGATTAACAAATCCTGTAGATTATCAAGTGGACGCTTTTGTTGACCAACTTGACAGAAACGGTGCTACAATTAAAAGTTACACATTAAGAGGTGCTTATCCAACAAGTATTGGTTCTATTGCATTAGGCATGGGAACTAATGACCAGATAGAATCTTTTGATGTATCGTTTGATTATCAGTACTTTGATACAAATACAACTACTTAATATTGGTATAAATATTATTAATATTAATAGAGGAAAATATTATGGCTGAACTATTTGGTTTTCAGATAACGAGAGTTAAAAAAACTGAAGACCCTAAACAATCGTTCACAACATCACAGGCGGATGACGGCACACAAACCGTCGCCGCCGGTGGTTACTTTGGTCAGTACCTTGACATGGAAGGTACTGCCAAATCTGAAGCAGACCTCATTCGTAGATATAGAGAAATTTCTTTACATCCTGAATGTGATATGGCTGTTGAGGATATAGTAAACGAAGCTGTTGTTGCAAATGAACTTAAAGAACCTGTAAGAGTAAACACAGAATTTTTACCTTATGGTAAAGATATTAGAAGAAAGATTGAAGAAGAATTTTCTGGTATCTTGAAACTCATGAATTTCAATACAAAAGGACATGACATCTTTAGAAGATGGTATGTTGATGGTCGTATATACTATCAAAAGATTATTGATAGAACTTCACCTACATTAGGTATTACAGAACTAAAATATATCGACCCTAGAAAAATTAAAAAGATTAGAGAAGTAAGAAAAACAAGACCTGAAGGTGCTAAGAACTTAGAGATAGTAGATGAGTTTGTAGAGTATTACTTATTTAACGAAAAGGGCGTATCGGGTACAACATCTGGCGGTGGTATAAAAATCGCACCTGATACAATATCATTTTGCCCTAGTGGTCTAGTAGACCAACAAAAAAATATTGTTATGTCTTATTTACATAAGGCAATCAAACCTGT